ATAACCAGCTGATAAAGCTTGAGCAAAGTTATACATAGCTCTAGACGCTTCATTAGCATTTGCTCCAGAAAGAGCAGCTTCATTACTTACACCCTTAATAGCTGCTACCGCGTCTTCTAACTTAACACCCATATTAGTAAATTTACCAATATTGGTTGTCATGTCTTGAAATGAGTAAATAGTTTGGTCTGAATATTTATTTAACTCTTCTAAATATTCATTTACTTTTTCTAGACTTTCTCCTGTACCAGACATAATTGTTTGAATTGAGCTCATTTTGAGTTCGTATTCATCAAATCCGGCTTTTTTAGGATCTATTACTAATTTCTTTCCTAAATTTAGACCAAAATCCATAACTGTATTAGTTATTCGTCTCATAGTTTGGTCTGCTATCGAATACAAAGAATTAAATTGTAATCCGACTTGTTCTATTCCTTTTGTTAATGGGTTAAAATTAACACGGTTTGCTGAGGCTGATAGTTCATCGAGTCCTTTTGTCATTCCTGAGAAATTTAAACTAGATTTTAATTTGTCTATGGTAGATAATGATGTTTTAACATTTTTTTCAAAATTTCTATTATCAAAACTCATCTCGACGACTTTTTTGTCGACTGTTTTACTCATATAAATCTCTCCTTTATTTTATTGTCTTTTTGTATTAATTATATAATCCCACGAATCGTCCGCTATCTTCTCAAAAATTGGTCTAATAGCCGGGTTTATATAATCAATACCTTCTACCCAACCACCGTTCTTAGTAGCATGTCCGAATTGTAGTATAACGGCTATAGGGACTCCTTTATTGATATTTGAATTTAAAAAGGATATTGTTATCAAACCGTTCTGGTTTTTTATATCATAAGACCATGATTCAGAAGTTAACCCTGTATCTTTCGGAGTTGCTTTTTCTAATCGTCTTATACCTTCATCACAATATTGTTTAATAATTCGCATATTAATAACATTTGTAGCTTTTTTAAAGAAATTATCTAATTTTCCAAAATCACCTTTTTGTTTAAATTGTATCATACTATCCTCTAGACTTTAATTGTTTTCTTCTAGCTTCATTTAATTCTGAATATTTATTGATTACATCATTTCTGCTCATTTTTTTAGAAGGTGAATTCTTTATTTGACAAATTCTAATTAATGTTATTAATCTGTTTAAATGCCACTTTTGATATTCGGCTGGTATATTATACGTAATCATCCAATAGTAAATAAGTTCACTAGTTATTGACTCATTAGATTTAGATGTACTATGGTCATTAAAAGTGGTAGCAGTCATTGGATCATTAATATAATTAGATATTTTATTTATTTCATCTTGTGATAGGTATTTATAAATATTAGGATTAACATTTTGTGTTATAGTCATGCATCTGATATAATCTAAACCCTCCTCTGTAGAACCGTTTAATTGTTCTTTTAAGAAAGATTTATGCCATTTTGATTCCCATTTTGATAGAGATACTAGAGAATGCTCTAATTGTATCTCAGTTTCTGGAACTTCTATAAATATTTGTTGTTTTTCATCCCATAACTCTTTACTAGAGATTTTTAATTTAAGCATTCTCTCATCTCCTTTTTATATTTTATTTTTCATTTAATTTAGGAACTTCGATTCCTAATTCTTTTGCTGTTTCATTTAATTTAGCATCAGAAATATCTATACCTTTAGGCATGATGCCTTTAATAAAGTCTGCAGCTGCTGTGTCACTTGTTGCTAACTCCATATATAATTCTGAAAATGCTTCAGTTTGTGCAAACCTATTTGCTAAACTTATTCCATCATCAGTTGTTTTAATAAACATTTTACCATCGGCACTTTTTTCACCGTATGATTGAAGAATAATTTTCTTAAATAAGTCAATAATGGTTTTAAGGTCTTGGGCTTTGATAATTTTCATAATATATTCTTCAAAACCTCCATCTACACCTAACTCCATTTGATATAGTTCAGCTTTTGTTAAATTGAAATAGAAATCTTCGTTTCTTTCAACTCCATTATAATCCTCATACTTAATTGTTTTTTTTAACATATTGATTCTCCTCTCCTAATAAAAAATCTTATCCTGAAACAACGCCAATCTTTTGAGCGATTTCATCAGGTAATGGTAATCTTGGATCTGTAGCTTCGTCGCCTCCACTAGCATTTGTTCCATATAAAATATCTTCTATTTCTTTTAATTTAGCTTGTAATGCTACAGTGTTAAAGTCTCTAGAATCTATTTCTAGATACGCAGTTGGTTTAGAACCTGTTACATTTACTGGTGTAGTATTAATTTCCCAAGATAATGTCATAGCTTCTGGACTATCATTTATAGTAGCATAAGATTTTTCACTTGGTGCTGCTTGACATCCATAAACGATGTGAATTTTGTATCCTGCTTCTGGATTAGCGTCACTACCAACTTTAGTTTTGTAACAGAATCCAAATGGCATACGAGCTTGTTGTCCAATTGTTACACCTGTAGCAATAGATTTTTCACCGTTACAAGCTTTGAATTCATCTGGATACATATAAGCTTCAATTGTAGCTTTAAATGTTTCATTTGATAATAAGTTTAAATATTCTCTATTATCAGCCCATAATTTAGTAGCTTCTGCACCTTCTGGTGATTGGCTTACGTTAGTTAAACCATTCCAAGCTACACCTGTTTGGTATGCATTGTCATTATATGGATAAAGAACACCATCTTGCACACCTGTTTCATAAAATTTTTCACCTGTTTGATCCCATACAAGTTTTCCCATAGTTTAAATTCCTCCTTAATAATATAATGTTATCACATCATGGTTTAGATTATCCGATGTATAATGTCTTTCGTATGACGATAATGGTAAATCTAATAATTTATCGATAACTGAATTATCAGGTAATTTATCTATTACTATTAATTCGTATCTTTTTCGTTTATTATATTTTGCATTATCAGCAAACATTAATTCTACGTCATCGGTAGTATATCTTATACATGGATATTCCATTTTTAAATTTTCAGGAGGTTGATAATAAACATGTTTATTACCTAAAAGTTCTTCTAATAAACTTTGTAGTTCAAGTCGTCTATTCATTATATAAACCTCCTAAACTTAATGTAATTCTAGGGAACTGAACTTCAGCAGTTTCTACTTTCCATTTAGTTCCCATATAAGTTACATAATAAATTTTTTGGAAATTTTGATTGGCATATGGGTCGGCTATTATACTTAAAACGTTAGAAATTGTTATATTATCATTAGTAGACTCTGAACGTTGATAACGTTTGGTATTTCTACTCCATTCACCATAATACGGTCTTTCGATAATATCCTCTACCCATATACCTGGAGACGTTTCTTTCGTATCAAGAAAGCCTATTTTCCCATAATATTTAGCCATTTTGAATTTCTCCTTTTAATTTATTTTATCCTGATACAATAGGTTGATCTACTGGTTGTTCAAGAGCGATAGCTGAGAATGGTCTAATTAAAGCTCCTGATAAACGAGTTTCCATTAAATATTTATATTGGTTGAAGTCGATATCGAAATCTTCGAAGCTTGTGATTTCTCCACCTTTAGTTGAACCAAATTGATAATCAGACATATTTACAAATAAACCTAATAGCTTCTTAGTAACTGTTTCATGAGTTGTAGCATCTTCATAAGAACGTGTCTTGTTTTCAAATTGTTCGATTGTATAAATATCATTAACATTTAATGCTGCTGCTAAATCACTCTTAGAACTATAAATTCTACGACCATTTAAATCTCTAGCTAGTAACATTACATTTAATAAATGTGGTGTACAATAGAAATCTAAAGAACCACTACCTTTATATTTTTCACGAGCATATAATGCTGATTGGATAATAGCTTCTGCGTAAATATAATTTTCACCGAAATGAGCTCCTGTTTCAGTTCCTTGAAGTGTTTCTGCTGCTGCATCAACATCTACATCTTGGTGAATAGTATATAATTCTGCATCATGCCAGATATCTTGAATATGAGCTGATTGGATTTTGTCTTCATCTTCAGGTTCACGACCATCACCAATTAGTGCAGCTCTAGCTATTTCTCTTTCAAGAGCATCTTTCATAATTCCTTTTTGATATGCAACAACATCAAAGTCAGTAATATCGATTATATCATCTCTGTCTAATTTATCTTTAACATAAACAGTTTGAGGATCATGAGAACGTCCTTTTAATTTCCATTGACCAATTAATTTCTTTTCTTCAGCTTTTGTATATCCCATGGCTCTGATATCAGCTTCTTTAAGATCTGTATATCTAGTTTTTACACGAGAAATTGGTGATTTCTTAGCTCTAGATAATACTCTAGTTACCCATTCCCAATTTTCATCTAGTTTCTCAGGTGCTCCTGGATTTAATAATTTATAATCTGGGAATAATTCTGTAATATCTTCGAAACTATGTTTTAAACTTTCATTATCATTCATATAAATTTCTAAAGCTTTCTTAAAGCTTCCGCAATCTTTAGCTAACTTAATAATGTTCTCTTCATCACTGTGTTGTAGAGTTGTTTCTACTGGATTATCTTTTTCAAATATATTATGTTTCATACTATTTTCTTCTCCTTCTTCATTATTATCTTCTTCGTCGTCTTCATCATCACTGTGTTCTAGCGCTTCACCAACGATTGCATAAACGGCTTGTTTTTGTTCGTCAGTTAATGTGTTGAAAACGTCTTCGATAGTTTTTTCGCTTGTTTCTTTTTTATCATCCATATTTTTACCTCCTTCATCTGAATGTGTTACTTCTTCTGATGGTGCTTCTTCATCATTATTAGTATCAATAACATTAATAACAGCATCAGTATAGATAGTTCCTTCTTCCTCTTCTTCACCAGATTCATCATTATGACATATAACAGAATCTATGTAAGCTCCTGGATTGGCTCCGGCTAGAACAAGACTAACTTCTCTAATACATCCGTGTATTACATTATTGTTTTGTGATTTTAGTCGATTAGCATAAATAGATAATTTATCGATATCGCCATTAACAACTAATTTTTTAGCATTCTCTCCATTTTCTGTCGTATTGAATTTGCAATATGCATACACACCTTCATCGCGATTTTCTAATAGAGCGTGACCTAATACTTCATTAACATTATCATGATTATGGTTCCATACTAAAGGTACTTTTTGACCATCATTATCTTTGAATGCATTTCTTTTGATTGTTCTACCATCAGAACATTGAATATCATTTCTAGTAGCCCATCCACTGAAATCGTATTGTTTACTCATATTCATTCTCCTTTCTATGCTTCTTTTTCATCATTTAATATTTCACCAATGATAACATACATAGCTTGTTGTTGTGTTTCATCGAGTGATTCAAATATTGTTTGAGCTCTTTCTGGAGTCATTTCACCAGACGGTTGCTCATTTTCTTGATTAGTAACTGGCTCATTTTGATTATATGGCAACATATTAGATTGTTCCTCTGGGTGATTTAAATTACTATTTATCAATTGGTCAGCTTTTGGGTCGTCAGATGGTTTACGACCTATTATTTGTCTAAATTCATTAGATGTCATAATTTCATTTCTAGTGAATTTATCTGCTATCTCTGCTAAATCTTTAGGTGGTATCAATCTAAATGGATCAATGAAATATTCTATACTTTGACCTTGAGTTCTTGCTGTCTTAGATAAGAATTTTCTTTTCATCTCATCTGTTATTGATGCAATTATAGGTTCTATGGTTCTAGCATAATAATTAGTCATTGTAGCTTCATCAGCAGTACCGTCTAATATCGCTTGTGTTATACTCAACTGGCTGAAAAGCATGCTCGTCCAGTACTCAACTTGCTTCATTAGATTGTTTTCTAGAGGTCTGTTTAATTGTGTTACTTTTTCGGTACCATCAATATATGCTACTCCATACTTTGAATTTTTCAATTGGTCTTCAATATCTGATACTCTATCATTAGCTTGAGATTTTCTGGTAGCTGATTTAACACTGTATGGTAATTGTATTATCAAATCTAATTTACCAGAACAAGTTTGATCATCTACCATATCCAATAATGCCAATTTATTCAATAATCGTGATAGAGTTGAATTTGGCTCGTTCATTACTGAATAAAATGGATTTTCGATTATAGCTATTTTAGATTTAGATATTATAACATTCTCTCTTTTCATAGTCTTCTGATTATACACATTTACTTTTACATTATCAGGATACCATTCTACTATCTTTCCAGTTCGCATACTAAGAATATCAAAAGTTGTTGTATTTTTGGGGTTTATATCAGTATCTACTGGGACTATAGCAACGCAACCTTCGTCAAACATCGAAACTACTATATCTTGTATAAAAGCGCGTCCTGTTTGGTCCATGTTAGCATTAAGATTTAGACATTCATTCAAACCAGAATTTATTTCTGATTCGAATTGTCCATCAACTGTTTTGCAATGTGATATATTTACAGAAGCTACATCCAATGCAATACGATTAAATATAGTATTAACTATAGTTCGGTCTTTACCGCGCGTCAATCGTCTTCTATCGGGTCTATAGCCTCCATTACTATATGTTATAACATTAGTTCTATATTCGGTAGGGTCTCTATTTAAAAAAACATTTACTGCTTTTTTTAGTCTAGACCCGATTGTCATGTCCATTATACATCCTCCTTATTATTAGTAATTTTTCTATTAACTAATATCTTGTAGTGTTATTTGTTTTACAGTAAATGTTCTATTAGCATCAATTTCGTGCAATATAGTGCTTTGAGCAGATGCGGATGATGAACTAGTAAATATAATAGATTTATGTATATCAGAGTCTGTAAAAATGCCATTGTAAGATAAATTAGAAAAATACTTTAGTTCGTTATTTTCAGTTATAGTTAGAACATACATTATTTAGACCCCCTTATTTTACTTATTTTACTTATTTTTTTATTTAAATAATTTTTACCAGAATTTATAGTTTTTGATATTTGATTAGATATTTTTTTACTAGCTATTTTACTTTTTAATATAAATCTAGATGCTCTATTTAGGGTATCAGCAGTTATTTGTATACCCTTCATGGTGGCATTAGTTTTTGCTAGGTCTAAATAATCATATTTTAAAGCTTTTTTATAATGCTTTGGTCCGTAGGTTTTTCCATCATATGGAGATTTATAATGTATATTATTTTTTATCATATATTTATCAGTATTGATTGTTTTTTCTATAATATCTTTTTGTTTAATTAACTCTCTAGTATCGTAATAGTATACCCATCTACCATTTATTCGTTCTCTTTTTATATATTTATAATGTTTTAGTCCATCTGAATAGTCAGCGCCTAAATATTTATCACTATGATATAATTCCATTTTATTTCCTCCTTATTCAAATGCCTCTCTATTATTTTTATAAGCTACATAAGCATCCATCATAGCAGCTACTGAATCGATTTTCTGATCTGATCTTTTCTTATATAACTTTTTATTACCATTAGTGTCTTGTAATATTATACAGTTACCCATAGTAAATTTCATTATTAGCTCATCAAATAGTAATAATCTATCTTCTGCTAACATTTTTATTTCACCTAAAGGAACTGATTCTGTTTTAGCTCCTTGTATTACTTTTTCTATTCCATATGATCCATTTTCTCTTTCCCATCTTTCTACAAAATCTTTTGCATTATATGGGTCGTAACCAAATGCTCTAACATCATACTGTATGCATTCTATATATTGAGTCAGGTCTTCGTATATTTCCATAGGGTCTAGTATAGTTCCGTCCATTATTATTAATGTGCCTTCATTTATAAATTCTTCATACTTTTGTCGCATAGCTCCTGGTAATTTATCTAGGGTTCTTTCTGTTATATAGTTTCTAGTTTTAATACCGAATGCTCCATCACGAAGCGGAAACAAGAAAGTAAATGAACAAAAGTCATCACCTTGAGATAAATCGGCTCCTAGAGCACATGGCATACCGAAATATTCAGATTTTCTATGTGGTAATGTTTCTTCATATGTAAAGAAATAAGTATAACCTTCCATAGGTATTCCAAAACGTTTAGCTAAAATATCATTTCTATTAGATGGTGCTTTTTCAGCTCTTTCAACATCCAATTGATATGTTTCATAAGAAACTGTTTTACCAAGATTAGGGTTAGCTTTTAACCACTTATCCGGTTCTCCTACTTCGTCTATATTATCCAATTTATACCACCATATAGACACATGCGGATTGTAATATTCACCTTTTAGAATATCCATAAGCTCCATTTTGATTGTGTCTCCTGGACCATTTCTTACAGTTCCCTCTGAACTAACTGCCACTATTAAATAATCGTCATTTTTAGAAGCCCCCTGTTCAAGTGCTCCTATAACATCTTCTCTTATGTCACCTGATAACCATTCATCGACAGTATTTATTCTACTATTTAAACCTTGGACTTTGTCTATTGACATTGGTTTTATTTCTACTAATGAATTAGTCAAGAAATTTTCAATACCTTTTTTAGTAGGTGTTAATTTAGGTCGTCTAGCTCTAGCACCAGTAGTGTTATTTATTGAACCTTCTGTTAAGAACTTAAATAAAGGTCCTTTAGCTCTGGCTATAGCAGTTCTCATAGGTGCTAATACTTGCTCAGCTTGATACATAGTTGGTGCTATATGCACCTGATGTGTAGTCGATGTGTCGACATTTAGAAAATACTCATGTATATAAGATTGGTATTGTGATTTAGCGGCTCCTCTGGCAATGATTAGATATTGTTTATTTATTAATCGTTTCTTTATCTTCTTTCGAACATAATATCCACCATATCCATCTTTAGATGGCATATAAACACTACGTTCTACAAAGTAATACCAGCAAAATATTTGCTCTCCCCATAATTTAAATGTATCCAGCATCTTTAAATCGCTTCCATCAGTAAGCGTTAACTCACTTTCGCAGAAGTCAATCCAACCATCCATAGCTTTATCATCATAGTAAAAACCTGGATTTTTTATAAGTGCATCGATTCGGTTCATTTCCATTTCGATGTTCTCATTAACTGGAATTTCGCCCCTCATTACAGCATCTCTAAACATACCATAATATTTAGGTGTAGCTGTATTAGATAATGCCATTAACTATTCCTCTTTTTCTTTAATCCTTTATCAAAAGAATCCATACCCATTTCACCATATTTCTTTATAAAATTTGTAACTAGATCTTTGCTAGCAGTTGTAGCAGCGGGTATCAATACATTCTTGGCTACAGCACTAACAAACTTTTGACCATTAGTAGCATGGTGATTTTGTAACTCTATTAATTTCTTCTCACTATCTAATCTATTAATTCTATCTTTTAAATCAGAATCTGATAGTTTTTTAATTTCGTTTTTTGTTAATGGGTCACTTTTTGATTTTGATTTTGTTTTTTCTTTATTAGGTATGTTGTCTTTACCATAATCGACATTGTATTTTTCTAATATATATCTTTTAGCTTTTTTTATTTTTTCATCTTGCTGTTTTTGCAATTTTCTTTTTCTTGCTTCTTCTTTAGCAATTTTCTTTAATTTCTTTATTTGTAGCTTGGTATTTTCTTTTATGTTTTTTTCTTTTGTTTTTCTTTTATGGTATTCTAAAGCTACTTTTTTTATATCACTGAATATATGTTTATACCATTTCATACCTAGTCTGCCCCAATGATATAATTCGTCTGAGCTATATTGTTCTTCATTCATATTACTCATCTCCTTTTATCATTAATCGCCATTCTAGTTCTTGAATTTGTTGTTTATATGATTCTATAACAGAACCGTTTATAGGTGGGTCAAATATCATTTTAACTTTTAAATAGATATAGTCTTTTACCGCATCTATATTATCTTCTTCTTTGAAATATTCTTTCCATTCATTAGAATTATTTTTTATTCTATATCCTTTTTCAGGACCAATACCTAATTGATTTAATGTCATGAAAGCTGAATTGATATGGTTTATAATAGTTGAATCGAAATCATTGCATGATGGGTCTATACCTAAATCTTTTTTAATAGAATCTAATATGCTTTCATCAAACATAAGCAATCACCTTATCTAATTTCTATATAATCTTTTACACAATAACCCTCTATATCATTTACCTTTACTTTGTAAAATCCATTAGATGGTTTTGCATTTTCTATAATTACACTAGTTCCTTTGTCAATTATTGTTAAAACTTTCGCTAATTTGTTAGCAGTTCTTCTAACATTTAATTTAGAACAATTAACGACTACACCTATTATTATTTCGTCATCTTTAGCATCTTCTACGATATCATCTTTAACTTCTTCATCTTTAACGTTTTCGATATTTTTTTCTTTTACTTCTTCTATGATATCATCTTTAACGTCTTCAATGATTTCTTCTTTTACTTCTTCATCTTTAACGTCTTTAACGTCTTCAACGATTTCATCTTTTTCAACATCTTTGTCTTTGTAATATTTTCTGTAGCTATTTCTACTCATTTTTCGTTCCTCCTTAATGTATCCAAGGACACATATCATTTTTAAATCTTTCAACTGGTTCTGGATATAATTCACTCCTATCACCATAATGTATTGCATCGTGAGTTTTCTTTACGGTTGTTATAAGATATTCTGGATCTAATAAATATTTTGATTTATTAATTATATCATCTTGAGTTATTGGGTTCATATGATGTATTAGTATTTTATCGTAATTTAT